CGACCTTAGTTTGGCGACCTTCTTTCTTTCTAAATTTAGCGTAGCCGGCAGAATACGGAGCAAATTTCCCCATATATCCAACGCCCTTTTCTGTTCGATCCGTAATGATATTGCTGCCGTGTAAAGCGGTTCTTTGCAATGCAATATCAATAGATTTCTTCATGCCGCCAGCCGCTTTTTCTAAAGCGCGCTGAACGGCCTTGGAATCAAATTGGATATTGACCTGCATTATCGGAACAGCCTTCCTGAGTGGCGCGGCAGCTTTTCAGCATTGGTCACGGTTGAGTCATTGTCCGCATCGTATTCCACGCCATCACGGAAAATGGCATCCATTTCCTCGGAATAGCGAGCGCGGTAAAACTCGATCATGTTCTGGAAGCGGTCGCCATCTACCCAATTCGTCAACTGCGGCAGCGCATAGCGCCACAGGACAAGGTAGGAAGCGGCTCGCGTCCATTGGGAATCTGTTAGGAGGGTTGCATTAAGTTCGCCGGAAAAACCGGTCTTGTCCCACCATTTGTTGCGGATCTCGCGTTCAATATCAGCTTGTGCGCGAGCGTGTTCGTCCGTAAATGACGAAATGCCCAACGAAAGGATATCGGGCAAAAGTGCTGTAAGGTCTGAATCGGTACTGAATGCCATGATCTGCTCCTGAGATTAGAAAAACCCCACCCCCCGAAGGGGGCAGGGATTTCAGGGCTTACAGACCTGCGTCGAAGTACATCTCAACGCCGTAGTTGTCATCGAGTTCGCCAACGCCGTAGATAGCGGTAGCGTTCAATTCCCAACCACGGATAGATGCGTCACGCTCGTACTCGATATTGAAGTCGCGCTTCATAGCGATAGCGAAAGCTTCCGGAGCGAATACTGCACCCTTAGCGTCGCCTGAGCCGTCTACAGTCAGATTGGCAGATTCGTAGATGTCGATGCCAGCGATCGTGCCGACATAGCCATTACGCATTGCTTCGTTCTGGAGATCACCACCGTTCGGATTAGCGAAGGTGTTGGTCAGGTTAGCCTTCAGAGCGTAAGTCTGATACGGATGGAAAACACCAACCAGACGGCCCGGAGCCTTGTTAGCGCGCAGGGTGGCTGCGGCCTGGAACAAGTAAGCTGCGGTCAGTTCGGTAGTGGTAGAACCCAAAGAGGTAGACAGACCATCGAACAGAGCGATCAGATCTTTGTCCATCTTTGTAGCGATTGCGTTACCCAGAACAGTACCGAGTTCTTCAGCCGGATTGCCAGCGCCCATAGCAGCGAGGTCGGTCAGGACAACCTGAGCGCCAACTTCTGCAACGGTGATGGAAACGGAGCTGGTAGAAACAGCGGTGCTGCTCATATCAGTACCTTCAGTCAGGCCAGCGGCAGAGATCGCAGGATACTTAGGAACCTGGATTACCTTGCCTGCCATGTTGCCGATGTCGTAACGAGTTACCAGACCGGCCATGAGTGATTGTTCCTCAGCGGTGAAACGCGCCTGAGCAACGATATTGACGAACAGGTCGTCAAGAGTCGAAGTAGTAGTTGCTGCCATGATTGGCTCCTTGTCAAAAGATTACAAAGTGGTTATTTCTTGCCCTTCTTTAGAGCGGCGTAGGCTTCTTTGCCTCCGTTACTCCAATTAGCGAGCATATCTTCCACAGATGCAGGCTTCTGTGTAGAGCCACCAGCTTTGCCCATTGATCCAGTTCCGCCAGTAGTGGCACGAACAAAATGCGGGTTTGCTGTCAGGAACTCCTCAACAAGTTCCCCAACCGTCAAGGATTCGCCGGAATCGTTATAACGGTGTGAGCCATTATCGTCAAGGATTTCTACGCTGCCAGTTTCATCAAGGCGGGTTTTGTTGCGCAATAGCGCAGCTACCTGCTCTGGTGACACGGCATTGTATTTGGACGCAGCATTCAACAATTCGCCATCAATCATCTTTTGCTCAAGTTTGGATTCCAACTGCTGAATCCTTGCATCCTTCTTTTCGACGGTAGATTTCAGGATGCTCTCGAATTCTCCGCGCTCTTTCTTGCGCTCGGTTTCCGCAGCTTCCTTTTCTTCCATCAAACGGCGAGCCTCATCAAGGTCAATGCCTTCGATCTTCTTGTCTAATTTCTTCCGTTCCCGGATTAGACGCTGTTCGACAATCTTTTCGACTTCGGCCTGAGTGAAACTCTTTTCCTGAGTGCTTTCGGATTGCTCCACAGTAGCCTCAGCCTCTACTGATTCCATGACTTCTTCGCTCATGTGACGATACCTCCTATGGAGTGTGGGGAACTATTTGCCAGGCTTCCACCCGGTCTTGCGCAATGTGCCGTAGACATAACGGTCGCAGCGTTCTTTGCTCCAACCCTTCTTGCTGCACATTTTCCGCAATTCTTGCTCTAGCTTTTTAGGCATTTGATTCATCCTCAAATACTGGCCGGAAATGATGTCGGCAGTTATATCCGCCCCGGACAATAAATGGATCGCCAGGAGCCTTGCCCTGCCATTGATTATTTGCCCACATTTCGCGGATTTCTTCCTCGGTGTAGGTTTTGCCTGCGTGTTCTTTGCACCATTCGCGGGAATCACGAATCACGGAGCCGTAATACTTCCATTTCTCAGCGCCTGCCTCTTTTCCAGCAGAGGTGACGATAGAAGAATCGAACTGCATAAGCGAATCGTGAACCATTTGCGTTGCATATCTGCGCAAATTATTACCCACACGATCTCTGGCGTATAGGGTGTGTAGCTTTTCTATTGCCTCGGCCTGTTCTGCGCCAGTAGCATTGCGAGCAATATCAACAAGGCGATTAGCTTCGGCAGAGTCGGATTCAATATAAACGCCGTTGATAGCATGGCGAAGTGTCTTGATTGAGTCAGATACAGGTCGACCGGTCAGCGTGTTCTGGTAGATCTCATTTGCCATCACATCCAGATATTCGTTACCGATGGCCTCGAAGCCCTGAAATGACAGGCGTTTGAGATTGCGGATTACTGCTGGATCAATTTCGGTGAAATCTGTATAGGCTCCAATCATGCTCTGGGCGGATAGAACAGCCTCGTCATAATTCCCGATTACTGCTTGAACTTCGGCAAGATATTCTTGCTCAAGAACCGACTGAATTTGAGCGCGAGCCGCGATAGCCCACTCAAGATCGAAAAGATTGCCAGCTTTAGTAGGCGCAGCGGAAACGATGGCAACGACCCTTTCTTCCAAACGGCGCAGAGCGTCTTGTAGGCGCGCTTCATGTGCATCTCCTAATCTTTCAATAATCCGAGCGTGGTCAATGTCTGCGGGCATTAGAACTGGCCGAGTACCTGATTCGTGCTGTCGATTTCTTCATGGGCCTGCTTCAGTTCTTCATCGTCTAGGATGAGATCGGCAATGGCCTTGTCCACTTCACGCAGGAAGGTATTGGAGCGAACGCCGGAGGCTTTGGCCTGCTGCAAGAACGCCAATTCATTCGGGTAGTCACGCAGATCGAAGCTGTCTGGGTAGTACACCTCAACATCTGGGGTGATTCCCTGCCAGATGCAGAACAGTTCCCAGAGTTGTTCTTCAGCCAATTCGAGAATATCAGCCTTTTCTGATAGGCGGGCATTCAATAGCTGGAATTCGGTTTGCAAGGCAACGCCGGATTTTGTCTGAGCCTCAGTACCACGAACAGCGCCCATGTGGGCCATGCGGTTGATGGATTCCACCTTATCCATAATCGCAGCGCGTACAGCGTCCAGATTCGAGCCGCTTGGCTGGATCTGATACGGCTTCAGGTTGGAGTCCATTTCATCCGGCATATTGATTACAGCGCCAGCGCCAGCGGAGGCATCCGTGCCATAGGTCTTGACCAGAGTCGGGTGATTGGAAATTCGGATCAACTGCTCGATTTCGCTCATTTCCTGATAGATCGCCTGCTGCATATAGGCGATGTCAGTCAGGTCTGAAATGCCAATGCCACGCACCACAGAACGGTTGGATGGCAGGAATACAGCCGGAATGCGCCCGATGGGGTTGTCCATCGTTTCGACTAGACGCTCCTGCTCATTGTCCACTTCGTAAATCTGCACTTCTTCTTCAGTCCAAACCCTAAAGAATGCGCGGGTATTGGTGTTGTCGATGCGCTCAATGGATTCACGAACCTTAAGATAGGTCAGCTTGAAGCGGCCAGATTCGGTACGCTCCCAGCGCCAGTCAAATACATTCTCAGGCGTGAAAAGGGTTACATAGGGGCGGATGCCCTGCTGAAGTTCCTCGGCCTTCGTACCAGCCGTGGATTTCGGCTTATCCAGCATGAGCCATACATGACCATAAACGGATGACCAGATCTGCGCTTCCTTCATAAAGGCATTGAAGCTGCGGCCATCCAAATCAGAGTCCTTCAGAAACGGCACAAGGGCCACATTGCCATCGAGGGAATTGAAGTTGCGGGTCGGCGGGATGCGCCACAGATAGGATGAATAGATGTGGACGATATTGCGGCAATGGTTGTCGATTGGGGTCAGCGAGATTCGGCGCTGATACTCGTCCTTGTCCTCATTGATGTATTGGGTCAGATACGCCCCATCCTTGTAGTCCTGGCCCCCCATATAGGAGCGGAGGAAGAATTCCCACCGATTTTCGTTGTCGGCATAGTCTGGATGGGTATAGGTAATCGTATCCATATTCATGTCCACCGGGTCGGTTGCGGTACTTGATACTCTGTGCGGATCGGATATAGAAATTCTACCATGTAGCCGAGTGCATCATTCATGTGATCGTATCCAGAGTCCTTGTCGGGTTGGCTTGTCCCTTCCTTGTAAGTTTGCCGCTCTAGGCTGGCAATCGTCTGTTTGCACTTTGGATGCACAAACAGATTCCGCTTTCCGTCAGCGGATAATAGGCGGGAATTTACCGCGTTAATGCGGTCGCGTATAGCAGGATGCGAATTCCTGACTTGGATTCTGAAACCTGCGTTCTGCAAGATAGATAGATCGGTTCTACCGCCAGCAGAGGTCTTGCGCTGCCTTGAGGCCGGATCGGGATAGATCGTAATGCGCTTGTTCGGGTATCTGTTTCTGATTTCGTCCACCATCTCGTCGGTGTTGGAGCCATACAGGACTATTTCATCAATGACGGTGATTTCCTGCCCAACCCGAACAGCAACAACGGCAGACATAGGATCAATATTGAAATCGAGGCCAATATGAAGATCGTCAAGGTCGGCAGGAGCATTGCTAACCACAGACTGCTCGCGGCTAAAGTTGTAATAGATGATCCCTGAATAGTTGACGAATGCTGCTTCATATTCCTGCTTGAATGTTCTCTCGTCTAAATCCCTGCGAGCGGATTCGATTTCCTCGGCAGATACATTGCCGCCATCAAGGGTGGTGAACTGAAATGACTTCCAGCCGGCATCACCATCCACGCCTTTTGTCCACAGATCGTAGAAGTGGTTTCGGCCCTTTGGGGTTCCGATCCACATGGCAGAGCCTTCCCTGTCTGAGATCGAGGGCCTAAGTACCTCAGTCCAGACAGTTGGTTTCTGGTCGGCAAACTCGTCCATGATGACGAAATCGAGAGCGCGACCACGGAGTGAGTCTGGATGCTCTCCGCCTTTTAGACTGATCGTGCTGCCGTTCAGCAGGGAAATGGTCAGGCTGGTTTCGTTCTTCTTACCGATGTACTCAGCGGGGATCACTTCCATGAGCATATCCCAGCAGATTTCTTTGGCAGCTTTGTAAGTCGGAGCCACATACCAGCAGTTCCGGCTCTTGCCTTGCATTGCGGCCCGCAGAAGTTCTGCAGTTGCCAGGAATGTTTTGCCAAACCTTCGCCCTGCTACAACAACCCTGAATCGGCTCGGATCAAGAAAGATCTGGCTTTGGGGTTGCGTCAACAACATTGATGGTCAGCGGTGGGAGTTCTTTGTGTTCCGTTTCGGTCTTGTCTGTCTGGCCTAGCCAGTTCTTACCTAACCAAACCATGAGGGTCTTGTCGCCTTCCATTGCAGCGGTGAATTGCTTGCGTCTAAGGGACATCTTGCCAGCAGCGCTCTTTTGCTTGTAATACTCCGCAAAAGTTATTCCCTTTTCTTCCTTGATCCTGCGGAACATTGTGTCCACGGACATATCCTGAAGTGCGGCACATTCTTCTTCTGTGCAAAGGATTTCGCAGCAAGAGTCTAGGAGATTCCAGTCCATCTCCTTTCTTGGCCGACCCATTTTGGTCTGTTCTTCACTCATTGTTTGGAACAATCTTCACGACGGAGTTGAGGGCGACTAGGCGAACAAATGCGCTGCGGCTCATGTTGGCCTTCTTTGCATTTGCATCAATTTTTTGCAGTTCTTCCTGTGTCAGCTTCACATTGAACTGGATCGGCTTTTCCTTCATTCGATCACCTTTATAGAAATAGTGCATCTATTTTCTATCGGGCCTCGAACCACCGTCAAGACATCAATCTGCGAATCATCCTCCCATACGCCAGCTTTGGTCAGGGAGTCCAAGACGGCTTTGGTGTAGTTGTCCACATCGCGCCTTCTTCGATCCGGTGCGCATAGCAAGATAGTCACTTCCAACCTGCCTGCCAGCGCGGTTGTTGTTAGACCTGCCGCATTCACGGAAGTGCTTACAGCTTCGGCATATTCCCGGCCCTTCTTCGAGATAATCTGAGTACATAGATTTCCCCTTCTAATGGCTCGCCAGTATCCGTTCACCGATGGCGGAAATGGCAGATCAAGCCTTATTTCGTCCGAGTTTGTATTCTGCAATTCGCTTACCGTTTGGAAGGTCTTTGTTGATCGTGTGGATCGTGTAGCCTAGATTTCGCAGGTCATTGATCCTGGCTGCCAGTCTGAATACGCCGCCTTCTTTCAGCGCGTCCATTGCAGTCAGCGATCCCTTTTTTAATCGAGAATAGACCCAGTTTGTTTGTGACATTTCATTCTCCTTTCAGTTTCCTCTAACAGTTCTTCTTGGGTTGCATATTTGGCTTCCCATGCCCTCTTTCCGAGTGTGTGGATTCCTTCTGGCCCGGTATGGTGGAAATAGCAAAGTGGAATCGTATTTATGTCGTCGGCTTTTTGGCCCATTCCTCGATATTTCACCCCGATCAAGTGGTGGATCTGAGGCGGCTGTCTACAAATGCAGCAACCTAGCTGGCTCAGAATATCGAATCGTTCCTTAATATCTTTTTTCAAGTTTCTTGTAGCTTTCACGGAAAGGGCTATTTTGAGCGCCCCTGCGTGCTGCTTCCTTGATGGTTAGTTTGTCAAATGAAACTGCTTCCTCTAGTGATCTGCCTTTGTAAATCCTCGCCCTAACCTGATTCACGCTTAAATCGCGTCCAGATTCGGCGATGGCTTGTCTAATTTGCTCGTTCGTAATCTTCACGCTTTTTCCTGTGCATTTTTCCGTAGGCATCGGCATAGATGTATTTCTCTGTCACTAGGTACATGACATTGCGCTTGCCTAACCTTCCGTAGTGGATTCTTTCGTGTAATTGCGCCCCATCAAGGTGGGCATTTATGGCGATCTTGCTGAATTCCAAATGGCTCAACAGTTCGCCAATCGTGCTTTCAATCAATGGAGGCAGGTCAACCGAGTATGGGTTCCATCTTCCTCGGCCTCGTGGATCTAGTCTTGGCTCAGATTCCAGCGAGGCAGTCCAATCAACTCGTAAAACATCTTTATGCACCGTATCTCCCTCTTTCCGCCCTTTGGTTGGCTTGGCGCGTTCTCCAGGCTTCAAACCTGAGTTCTAAGTCTGCGCGCTCAAGCGATAGAAGCTCGGCTCTTGCTGTCCAATGCTCCAGTTCGTTAAGTGTTTTCAAATAGTCTGGGTCAGCGTAGGCCTCACGCTCTTGTGCTGCGGCAGTCGGGTATTTTGATTCGTACTGCTTCATCAATAGGGCCTTGTGAACCTTGCGATAGTGTTCGTAATAAATTCTGCGTCCTTTCGCTTCAGCCAGTTCTTGATTCTTCACCCGAATCTCGTGCTGGCGTCGTTCTTCTTCATCCATAACATCTACCTTCTTCTAGTATTGTTTTTCCGTCTTTGATTATTTTCACGGCAGACGGTTTGCCGAATGCTTTAGCCATTGAAACCATGAATTCAGCGCCTTCAGGCCATGCTTCTTTCATTCGCGTCCACTTTGCCTGCTTCAAGGCTTTCTGGCGTTGCTCCATCTTGCGGAGCGTAGCCAAGAGCGCGCTTGAGTTGCTCAATGTGGTGTCCTAGCTTTTCGGTCTGCTGCTTGCGATGCTCAATGGAGAGCCTCGGTGCGGGTTCAAAAGGCACATGGGCTGCTGCTCGCAAGGGTTTGCACATTCGCAGAAACGCTGGCAATGAAGGCGGAAATTGATCGCCTGAATCAATGCAAGCGTCGATCCCTCGTTTGATGTCGTCTGCCTCAATGCCTTTCTCCTGGAAGGTTCGGAACCAGACCTCGATCGCAGTTCCGAATTGGTCGCTGAATTTGGTTCCATAGATCGCCTCTAGCCTGCGCCAGAGGGCCTCCATGTGGCGTTCAGTGATGTGTGAGCCTCGGTGTGACATCTAACAGATCTCCATTCATAAAATCGCCGCGCTGCTCTCGCCATTTCTTTGCGATGCTCGCCGCGTCACGCGTTTGCACTTCCTGAATCTCATCTTCCCAGCGTTCCTGATTTAGGTAGGTCAGCGGGTTCGGTACAAATCCTCTCAACCAGCCAGAGTCATTCGCTGCTCTGTTCTTGACATCTTCTATAATTCTAGGCGCGATCGTATCCAGTTTCAACGAATTCCACTTCTTTTCGCTCGGTTTTTTGCCCACCTTTTTCGGGTATGCGCGCCAGAACTGCTCAAACAATGGTAGATGACATTCTGACACCTCAAGTATAGCCATTGGCAATACCAGAATGTTCGATTTATTTGGGCGATGCTGGCGGATCAAGAGGCCAGATTCACAGAGTTCGTTCACATGGCGCACAACGCTGCGCTCGCTCATGTGGGTTCTGTTCGCTAGGTATTCCACCGATGGGAATGCGATCCCTTCTTCATCTGCAATGTCCGCAACCGCCAATAGGATGATTTTGTTGGCTGGCTCTAGGTTTTGCTCCCACGCCCAAGTCATAGCTGCTAAACTCATACGCGTTCGATCTCCTTTCTCGAACATCCTCCTTCAGCCTATTAGCCCCTCTTTCGAGGGGCTTTTTTTGGGCCTTAGAATGGCATGTCGTCGTCAAATCCGTTGCTGGCCTGCTGGCCCTGTGTCCGCTCCTTCGCCTCAAACGCCTTCACGCGAAGCTGGTTCCCATATTGGGGATCGTAGCTGGGGATCGGGAGGGAATCTAGGATTATATCGAAGCCTTTGCCTTCTTTCTCGTACATAGAACCCACCTTATGCCAGTAGACCTTTCCGTTCTTAGACGGCTTGCCCTGAACCAAATCGTATCGCTTATCCATATTCACATTTCCTTATATTGGTCACAAAATTGGGCAACGCTACAGTATTTGCTGCATCGAACCGCGTCACCCGGTCTAAATTCGATGTAGCCTTCTTCTACATTTTCGGCTCGATAGGCCGATGCTTCTTCCTCGGTATCAAACACCCTGACAGCCGACTTGCGTCTAGGCTTCATCACAGCCCATTTCTCTGGCTTTCTCCATTGTTCCTCTGCGGTACACGGAGGCGGGTCGTTTATGGCCTCCTGGTGCGTTAGAACGCGATTCAGGACATATTCTTCCTGCCTTTCCTCTGTCCAGCGTGGAATTGGGATGACAACAACCTGCTGATCTGGGTATCCAGCCTCAAATGCCTTAAATTTCGACCAGTCGCGCAGGATGGCGATGATCTGAAGTTTCTCGACATACAGGCCATTTTTACGGCAGAGCCAATCCAGCACATTCAACTGGTTCTCCCATTCCGGTTTTCCTTCCTGCCAGGCATGAATGACCGTCCATACCGATGTGATTTTGAAATCAATCAGCGTGGCATCCGAGAGCAGGTCGAATTGGCCCGAAAGGTTCCAGCCCGCTACCTCTGCGAACAAGCGGCGTTCAGCGATGTCTGAATCGGTCGAGGCACGCTCAACAATGGTGTGAACCGATTGCCCGATCAGGCTCCAGATTCGATCCGAGGCATCCTCAACGATCTCACCGCGATGCTTCTTCTTGAGGGAAACGATCTTGGGCGAGTCGATCAGGCTGGTGACGGAAATATCGGAATTCCCGGCAGAATAGCTATCGTTTTCTATCGCTCGGACAATACTGTCCGGAAGTCCTAACTTGTTCGTAATCATGGGTTCACCAATGCGTTACGCCTGAGATGGTGTCCAGGTTCTTCTTGATGTTCTCTAGGCTTTGATCCAGCTTGTCGCAGCCCAACTGGTTCTGTATCTCACGATCTAGATATTGGCAGTCAGCGACCATGCGATCCCATTCGTGGTCATCAATCTGATCGCGGCCCTTGCGGTATTGCAGGATCGTATCGGTTACAGATTTGATCTTGGTGCAGATTTGTTCGAGCGTGTGCATTAGTGGGCCTCCAAGTAGAGCATTTCTTGAATCAGCTTGAATGTTGCAGCTTCCAGCTTGCGTGCTTCCTTTTCCTGTTCGTTGAGTTCCTGCTCGTATTGTTCGCGCAGAACTTCGTACTCGTAGCGGTCTTGGTCGTTATCCATTGTCGATTCCCTCCGCGATTGCTTTCAGAAAGGCTCCGTTTTCTTCCCAGAATCTCTTGGTATTGGCATTTTTCGGCAGGCCAGCAACGGCGGCTCTGAGTGCTTCCATGCCGTGACGCGCAATGCCCTCAAACCGATCAAGATGCTCATTCGCGAACTGTTCGTAGGATTGTTCTTCTTGGGTCGGCAGATCTTCGCCGGCGTAGATATACAAACCCAATCCATGACAGGCGATTGCCTTCACTAGGCAGCGCATCTGGGCATCGCTGATCTTGCGCGCGTCTGGGTTCTTTACTGCATTGTTGCGGTTATCCATCACAGGCAGGTTGATCGTGATGGGTTTGCCAAAGGCGGTCACGGTGCAGCCGACCATGACGGATTCATCTGGGTAAAAGCGCGGCTCTTGCCATTCCCAGTTAGCCTCTGGGTCTTGGCGCATCAACTGGTCAACAGCCCATGCCCAGGACAAATAGGACAGGTTTCCTTTCTTTTCAATGTGGCTCGATACATCAATCGCAGCCAGCTTTGCAAAGTTATTCATAATCATCTCCTTTCAGTCGCGGATCATCTTCGTGCAATACGCGCAACGCATCTTCCTGTTCTACATTGGCGAGCGTGAAGATCAGGTCGGTCAAGGAATCCTTGTGTACTTGGATCGCTTTGTCTTGAGTGAAAATCATTACGGAATCGTTGTAGTTGGCAACAAAGCCGCCATCCCAAGACAGCACCTCAATCAGCTTGTCGGTTTTGATTTCCATTACAGATTCCTCCAATTCCAGATGCCCCAGCCGATGTGACGGTCATGGTTCTTGCGGACGCGTCTGCGCCAGAAAAAGAGTCGAAGTGCGGATTTGAATTTACGCATGATCTCCCTCCATCTTGTCGATGTAATACGGACATTCGTTCACAACCTTGCAAACGCATTCGTATTCGGGAGGTTCTTCGTTGCTGCCGGAAAAGACCTTGACCATCGAGTCGCAGTCTTGGCAATAGAAACCAGAGTGGATGTCGTTGTACATCCGGTCGGCTACATCATCCATCGTAATCATGTCTAACTCCTTATCGGTCTAACTCGTTGCTGGTATATCCATTTTCTATACTTCTAGTCAGAAGTCAACAGGTTTGTGCAAAAATAATTTCCCTTTTTGGATCATTGACTTAGCCATTTTTTCAGCCGCTTGGCGATCAAATCCGGCTTCGTATTCCAGAATCGCAGCCCTTTCGTTGAAGTCCTCGGCGTAGAAATACCCGAAAGACCATGCCCTGCGTTCCTCTTGATACCTATAGGGGTTGGCGTCAATGTCGAATCCAGCTTGGAAGGCTTCAAACCCTTTTAGAATTGCTTGCTTGTTCATCCCCATTGCTCGGCCATTGCGTCCGCCCATCCTTGATATGTAGCTGACCTGATTTTTGCCCGATCTTCGCTTGGGCCGAGTTTATTTTGCCCGCTATCTGTTTGGTTTGCCCACCGTTTTTTTCCGCCAATAATTCGTGGCTCGATCAATTTGGTTGGTTTCAGCTTAGGCAGATTTTTCAACCATAAGCAGGTTTTTTTGCTGGCATCCTCGCCATACTCATAGGGCTGGATGTACTGATCTGGTTTTCTGAGTCTTTTAGACATCACGCCGATCGGATTTTCAACAGCAATCATTGGGATATTGGCATTCCATAAGGCCAAAAAGAAACTTGCTG